ACTTCTGTTTTTCCCCTTTGCCACCTTTATATCCACCACCCGCTTCTTTGTACTCAGAAGCAAGAAGCTGCGCTTTCCTGGCACTCCACTGACCTGGTTTACCTCCCTTAGAACCTTTCATGATACGGTCTTTAATCCGTTCACGAAGCTCAGGTTTAGAATACTTGCTGTCGTCTTGAGCCATCAGGAGACAAACTTATGATCAAAACCAGTTCCGACGGGTATGCCTCTAGCAGCATTTTCAGGAAAAATTTTCCTGTCAAATTCATATCCGGGCATGCCTTGAGGAATGCCTAAACCTCCTGGTTGCATCGGGAACATATGATCAAAACCAGTTCCGACGGGTATGCCTCTAGCAGCATTTTCAGGAAAAATTTTCCTGTCAAATTCATATCCGGGGTGATCGTAAACACCGAAAGGATCTTGCGGTGCACCCATCATAGGTATAATCGGCATGCCCTGAGCCATTTGCATCCCGCTGATATTACCTGCAGCACCGGGTACCATTGCTTGGGGTAGAGAAAAGGGAATGTTTTCTTCTGGAGGAAGACTGGGATCACGCCTACCGCCTTGCTTTAATTTACGCATGTTAGGCAATAATGGCCTTCCTACTGCTGCACCCCCTGGAATGGTAAAGCTAGTAGAAGCAAGATTAATACCTGGTGAACCAGGGAGAGCACTGTATCCGTAAAGTCTCATGTAAATATCCTCATATCTAATAATTCTATCTTTAATTAATCATTGGCTGTTGCAGGATCATTTAAACGTTTAAGAATAATTCCTTCATCTTTGATACGCCAGTCAAGCACGTCACCAACCTGCCAACCGAGAGTATCAATTAAATCATCGGGAAACTCGATGAATAAATCACCGTTTTCAGCTTCTTGAACTTCGATGATGTAATTAGTCATCGTAATAATTTTTCAATCATCCTATCAAGTTTAGTATTGATTTCCTTGAAATGATCATGCATCTGTTGAATTTCTCTAAGGAAATCAACCTTCAACACGTATTCAATTGGCATACGTTTGACTTGCTCTTCAACCTCGTGAAGCCTCATCTCTGAATCTCGCAAACGCTGATGTGTCTGATGAAAACGGTCATGAAAGCGAGACATCAGCTTTGAAATAGCCCAACCACCTCCTGTGATTGCGCCAATGACAGATGTCAAGCCCAAAGCAATGTACTCTGGTCCCACAACAATAACTAGCTTCTTTTCTATATTGTAAGTCTTAGTAATCCACTTGAAGTTTGCCGCGTTTCATGAGACCATTTATCAACCAGACGAGGGCGTCAACGCAGTCGTCATGGGAACTTACACCGAAGTTTGTCATCTCTTCAAATAACACAGTGAAGTTCCTGTAACGATTAAAAACAACCTTTCGATCCTCAAAAAGTCCCATTACACCACGGAATCTGGCAAGTTTATCTGCACGGAATCCTTTGACTGCATGCCATACCAAGTTATATAAATTTTCATTATTTAAACAGATTCTCTTGAAATCAGCTTCAAGTGAAGCCTGGTACGCAACAGCTTCTGAGTAGATGTCGCAGGTAGAGAAAGTTGGGAAATAGTTATCATTTGCATCCTTGCCAATAACAGACCAGTCATATAGCAGTTCTTTTAAGGCATCAAGTTTCTCAAGATTGCCCATTGCTCGCATACGTCTGTAATCAATGATGTGGATCTTATCGCCAATCCTTCCGCCAAGGACGAATACTGTGTAATCGTTTTTCTCTTTTGTACCAGCGGATAGATCCACTCCAACGCCAAGGGTATCGAATTCTGTTGCGATCTCAGCCTTGACAAGTAGCTCTGGCGCCAGGGACAGTTCATTCTGTCTGACGATCTGATTCATGTACTGGAAAGAAAAAGCAATAGGTGCTTGCCGTTTCTTTTCTTTCAGGTATTCCAAGGACCACATCTCAGGCCAGTAAGATTCTTCCTCACCCGTTTCCTCATTGTTTTGGATTGCTGACAATACAAGCTGCATCCAATTGTTTTGTGGGCAGAAAGTTGTTGCATGAATATCGTCATGCCTGAATCTTGTGCCAAGACATATTGCCCTGCCACCTTCAAACATCGTTGGTGAGATAACTGCGTTCCAGTTATCCTGCATTGTTTTACGTATGTCGGGATTGCCAATATCTGCAGAGCTCTTGATAGGGTCGTCGATTATACACAAATGGGATCGTTTAGAGGTAACTGAACCTTTCAGGCCTGCAGCGCAGAGAGTAAACTGTTCTTCACCTGTAGTATCAATTCCTGCAAACTTGTGATCAATAGACCAGTACTCATTACTTGTTACATTCTTGAGTAAGCGAACAGACGGAAACACGTTTTGATATTTTTTGCTATCAATAATACGTTTGATAGTTGCAGATTTAGATCTTGCAATATCAACTGTGTAAGACAAGTAAAGAATTTGAAGGGGTTTCTTTGCTGTTGTATGTACACCAATTGCCCATGCAGTGAATAAACCCAACACGGTACTTTTGGCCGACCCCCTGGGACCGAGTAGATCAATATTCGGTCCAGCAATTTTTACAAGACAATCAGTATCTTCGTTTGTTACTAATTGCTTATGCCATTCTCTATGGTGATTTGCTGGTGGCTTATCCGCTACGTATTCACAAAAAAAACCAAAGTCTTCTCTTGCACGCTCCAAGAGGTCTTCATTCTTACTTTTGCGGATCTTGTGCTTTTGGATAGCAGCCTTTGCATTCCGCCTGTAAGCAAGATGAAGGTGAGAAGGCACTGGTTGATTTAACTGCTTGTTAAATAATATCAGATCAATATGCTGTTTTGGCCCCAGCTGTTACTAACCAGTTGGTTAAAAGCGTTTGTGGCTTTTTATCTTTCCTGTGAACTAAAACTAGGATCTTGAGCAATATAAGCAAGCTGTTTTAGTGGCGCCTCTACATTCATGTATTTGCCTGACAACGGCACACGAGGAGAAGCTGGCTTATAGCTAAACATTATTTTGTCTCTTTATACTTTTTGAATTTATTGGCTGCCTTTGATGCACGCTTAGCTTTAGATGCATCCATTGCATCTTTACGCTTTTCGTTATCATTTTTGTCGCTACCGTCTTCCTTCTTGGAATTTTTATTCTTGAAATATTCAAGAAGCTGCGGTGGCATTTTTTTCTTGCTCATTGTTTCTACTTGCGTTTAAGAGTTGTTGAAACACCTCTGGGTCAGCTTGAGTTGTTTCAGTACGATTTTTCTTAAGATCATCTATCATTCTAATAAACTTATTCTTATCAATTGGAAGTGTCGAGTTTTGTTGTTCTTCCATAACTTAATTATTCTTCAAATTGTATTTTAGCCCAAACGGACATAGAAGCCTCTTGCAGTGGTCCTTCCACAGGATCATCCTTAAAGATCGCTCCAAGCTCTCTGAGCGCCCTGTCAGCCCCTGCCATAAGCAATCCCTTGCGGTCTTTAGATGACAAAAATGAATCAACCTGTGCGATGGTGCTACGTAACTCTTTTTGCATCGCAGCAATGCGAGCAACACCAACATCACGTTTTATTGCAGAAGATTCAATGTCAACTCTTAATTTGCGTATATCTTCTTGCATCTTCTCGATCTCATCCATCAAGATTGCAAGATGATCAGGTTTGTCAAACTTACGATGCAACCATTCATCTACGGCAGTAATGCTGCCGCCATAACCAAGAAAACGTGCATAAAGATAGACTTGAACAGCAGAGAACATTTCCTCTGCAAAAACATAAAAAGACTCCTGGGACGCACTATCTAGATTGTCGTACCAGTGTTCAAAAACTTTAGAATCGATAAGCGCGTTGGGCCTGCTCGTAATCTCTTGCTTCGTCTTGCTGAGAGAATTCTTGTGCTTGAGCTGCAGATTCCCTTTGCTGTCTTCCTTCTTCACGCATCTTCTCCTTAGTGGAACCAACAGAAACGTCTTGGAATACTTTAACAGCAGCCGCAGCTTTTTTTGCTTTATCTTCGTCGAACAAAAAGTCGTAGGTGCTATCCGGTGAATCCGGAACAGAACCAGCTTGGTAAGATTGAGCAGCCATAATTAAATCTTTTACGCTTATTCTACCTCTTTTGTTTTTTCTTCTGCTGGTTTTTGCGCATCTAACAAACGTTGACGTTGATAATCAAAAGCTTTTTTGGTAGCTTTTTTATACAGACTCAAATCTTTTTGTAGACTTGAGTCTGTATTTGTTTTTTCGTCTTGCCGTTTTTTCACTACATCAGAAATTGGACATCATGCTGGCGAGACCACCGGCATAGATATCTTTACGGCCCTCTTTTGACCTTTGCTTCTGTTGAGTCATTTTAGATGACGTAAGACGATTCAACAGGTCTTGAAACTGATTTAAATCTTGATCGGTAAAAGTGCCTCCAGTGGCACCTTCTTGACCTGAGTCCATCCCGCCAAAATAAGGATTTACTCCAAAATAATTCTGATGTGGCGTAGCCATTGCCTTAAAAGCATTTACAAATAAATAATAACATAAACAAATCAAACATAATTTAAAAACCCCAAATACCACCTAGCATCCCAGCCATGGCACCCATCTTACCAAGTTTCTCTTTGCTTTGTAAATCAAGCTTTTGCATATACTTAGAAGCTTCTAGCTCCATATTTTTAATATCGCTGTCAATATTTCCTTGTAAAGCAATAAGATTTTGTTTTAGCTGAGCATCAAATTCAGCTGCTGTAGAACCAGTTCCTGTTGCATATTCAATTGCTTCAGCACCTTTTCTTAACTCATCTTTGCCAAAATCTTTGTAATGTTGTTGGCCCCACTGAGCTTTGTTTTGCGTTCCACCTGAAGCAACATAATCTTGATATGCTTGAGACAAGTCTGGACTTGCATCAACATACTCTGTATATGCTTTAAACTTTGATGGATATTGAAAACGTGCTTCCGTACTTACTTTATCCTCTAGGCCAGGTACAAACGGAATCTTTGACCCAGGCTTGAGGGAGCCTGAGCCTGTAAAATCAATAGATGGATTCAAGTCACCGATAATAGGCATTTTATTACTGTTCTAGTATTCTTTTATTCTAAACTACCCCATCTGATAGTTAATTGGTGAAAGCCTTGAAGAATAACGCCCTGTCTTTGCTCCAGAAACATCTCTAACGGGCTTGCCGTAATATGAAGACATTTTTGTTTCTTCATCAGTCATTGGTCCTGTTGTTTCTAAATACTGAACAGATTCAGGCCTCATGGAAAGCTGTGAAGTAACAGAAGATGTAATTTCGGAAGGTGTTTGAGCACCACTTAAAGCTAAATAATCATACACATCTTGTTGCTCTTGTGCACCAGGCTGTCTACCTAAAAGAGCTTGAAAACTATCTTTAATTGTTCTATTGGAGAAATCCTCCCATTTTTGTGGGTCACTGATTTTATAGCTATTTAAAAGATTTTGAAAAGTTTCAGGAGTGTAAGCGGGTTCGTAGTTTCTGAAAAATTTTAAACTAGCCATGTTAAACAACTCCTCTATAACGTCCTGCTAAAGAAGACATGTAGCCAGCTTTAGCGGGTTCTTCTTGTAAGAATATTATATCAGAAAGATCTCTTGCTTTTTCTCTAGTAGCAAATGGAGAAGTTGCTGCTAGCTGGTAGTTAAATGCTTCGCCAAAACCTTGCCTTGCTAAGTCAGCTTCAGGAGCAAATAAGTTTAAACCAATTTGTGTTTTTGTTGCTCTACGCTGTTCTTTTAATGCTTCTGCTCTTGCTTTTCGTTGTGAACTGGCTCCAAAAGCATTACCAAGTAATTGAATACCCGCAGGAATTGCTGTTAATGCAGCAAGAGGACCAAAACCTAAACCAGCAAGTCCTCCAGCGGCACCTGCGGCACCTGCGGCACCACCTCCAGCGGCACCTGCGGCACCACCAAGAAGACCACTCAGGCTGCCTACACCCCCTAAAACAACTCCAATACTTCTTAAACCACTCATTGTAATATGCTTTTTATTTATTTATTCTAAACTATTGCTATCTAAAATAATTTCTATTAGGAATTTGCGCGGGTGTTCCAAGGCGTCTTAATGCATCAAAACGTTCTTGGTCATATGCAAATTGTGCTTGCTGTGCCCTTCCAAAAGCAGCAGGAACATCTTTTAGCATAGAACCTACAGCATTGCTAATAATGCCATATTTCATTGCTGTTTCGCCACGCTTTTGAAAAATTGGTTCATACATTGAAATTAAACGTTGATGATATGCTGGGTCTTGATTCATTAACTGAGTTGCAAGATTGCCAGCAAGAGCTGTTGCAAACAGCCTATCCTTTTCAGGTATATTTTCATAATCATACAATTCTCGCGCCTGCTGGAAGTAAGGCGCAAAAGTTGAGTTAAAACCTGCCAGCTGATTGTTGATAGGAGTAGCGCTCATTCTTGATCACCCAAAGCTAATTGACGGTGCCTGAAGCACATTTTGTGCATAAGGATTAGCTGTCATTGCAGTGCGAACTGTAGCACCGGTTTCTGCTTGTGCTCCAGTGGCTAGCTTGCCTGCTGTTGCTAGCGTACCAAGGCGAGCATACTGATTACCCATTGTATTAACCATTGCTTGGTTGCGAACCAGCTCATTATTTTTTGCTTTTTCGATCATAGGCATATATCGTTGCTGATCTAAAAACAGTTGATCTGACATTGCCTTATTAAGAGCAATCATATTTTGCGTATCTGCTTGCATAGCATCTGTACGCAGGCGTTGTTGTAAGGCTACGATTTTTTCTGCAGCTGCTAACTGAGAACCAAGTTCTGCTTCTTTACCAGCAGTAGGTTCTTTTGTTAATTGTCGTTTTAGATATTCTGCACCGCTAGCTGCTGCTGGCGCACCAAAGAAACCACCAGTTACTGCACCAAGGAGCTGACCAACTGGCTTCAGCCTTCCTGGCAGCAACATACCCCCGAGTGCACGTCCACCCATTGCAGCAGCACCACCACCAGCAAGAGCAGCAACAGCACCTGTAGGACGGCCTTCTGCATACTCTTCAGAGGCAACACCAATGGCAGGAAGAACACCCCCTAATAATGCAGCACGAGGAAACAAAGCAGAAGAACCAAGTGCTTGAAGTCCTTGCTCTGCGGTTCTTCCAGCTTTACCAGCTTGCATCCGAGCATAACGAGCACGCGTACCAGGGCGTCGTCCTTGTTTAGCAGCTTTAACTTCTTCAGCGACCATTTGCTTGGCCTGTGCTTCACGCTGATGGGGTTGCATCCCGAAACTCAAGGGTATTGAAGAAGGATCGTACTGAGAATAATAAGGATTTCCAGCTAAAGGATTAGCCATTGATTTTATCTTATGTCTTATTAATTAGATTCTAACATTACATACCCTGGGTATATTGTTGAACCGTAGGTAATTGTGATTGACCTTGTGTTGCAAGCATTGCATTAGCAATCTTACCCATTGCCGCACCAGCTAATGCGCCACCGGCTCCAGCAGCTGCAACGTAACGCGCCCTAGGTAATTGTTTCTGGCCACGTAAGGCTAATGCTGTCGCACCAGCACCACCAGCCAGTGCTCCTGCAGCTTGAAGTCCTATAGGGAAACCAACCACACGAAGCTCTGGTTCACCTTGCAAGTTCTCCATGGTACCTTTAACGATGCCGATACCCAGTGGACCTTTATCGTTATAAAGATAATTCATGTAGTTTGCATATCTTCGTTTCGTAAGATCAGGAATGTCCTCTTGCGCAGTTTCAAACTTAAGTGGACGACCTTGGCGTCCCAAGGCAAACCTATCAATTAACTCAGGTAAGACCTGACCTGTCTGACGGCGATCTTCTGACCCTTCTTCTGCATAAGATTGAGCAAAACCCTTGGGGCGTCCCAACTCACCAAGATTTGTAATATCAAACGTACCAAGAGATGCACTAACGGGAATACCAACAGAAGCAAGTTGAATGGCTGCACGTTGAGTTGGGCTGTATTGATAAATATCACTACCGACTACTTGCTCTGCAATTTTATCGGCAATAGCCATTGGGTGGTTATACCGCCAGTACATCTTACGTGTACCGTCTTCCCCAAGATCAGTTAATAAACGTGCTGCAACAGCACCGGTCATCTGAGCGGGAGTTTTTGTCGTAACACCTTGCCTTGAAAGATCTTTATAAAAACCTCGGGCTTCTTGGGTTATAGGAAGTACGGTATGACTTCTATAAACATCGTTAAGATCAGCTGTTGTTTCTTTTTTACCCTTGGCATATTTATCGCCAAGTTCAGTTGGCCGCATTGCAGAAACTGCTGCTTGCCACCCTTTTCGTAAGTCAGTGAGTATTGGCATTAGACCCCCACGATCGCACCCATGTTTGCAGCAATGCCACCCAGGTCATACTGCTGAGGTTGCATCATCTCTTTTAGCTGCTGACGCATATAGGTACCTTCTAGACCCTGTGCCTGGAGCATGGTGCCAGGAAAGTAAGCATTAGGCATACCCAGGCGACCAGCAAGCACACCTTGATTAATCAGATCACGCTGAATGTTTTGTTGCATGATCTGTTGAGGTTGGGAGATGTTACTAGGCATTATTGATGGCATTTCTCCACCAGCAACAGCAATACCTGATAAAACAGATGCACCGATGTTTACTGGCATCTCAAGTTTTGAACGTACTCTTTCCTCCACCATTTTTTTGGTTTTGGGATCTTGTACCATTCGGGTCGTACCAGGGCGCAACTTCCTTACTGCCATGGTTGCAGGGTAAGATGCTGCTACGTCAGCAAGACCATACTTTAACGCTGTACCAGGGTCTGACCCGGTCAAAAGAGCAAGGCCAGCATTTAATCCGCCACTAAAAAGTGCATCGCGTGCAACATCTTTATTCTTAGCAGCAAAATTAAGTAATCTTGAAAACAACTGACCTTTCATCTTATTGCCCCCCATTCAATCATTATAAATTACTTAAGCCTCTTCTGATTTTTTATCTGTTTCTTTTTTGTTATCACTAGTTTTTCCTGCCATTAACTGTGCAATAGAAGAAGGTGGTTCTATTGACTCTTCAGCTTTGCTAAGGGCAAGGTTCATTAAATTGCCTAAAGGATCAAGATTGTTAAGACGAGGCATTGGATTTTTTACCCTCTTGGATAAAGTTGGACTTGTTTTATATGCTTGCACCCAATTTTCTCCTGACTCTAGAAAATCAGGTTGTTGAGTAAAAGGTTCTTCAACCATTGGCGCACCAACGTCAAAGTTATATGTGTCCCTATCAAAACGACCCAGATTAGCAAATACTGAAAAGTTCTCTAAATGACCACTGTTAAAGTTTAGCCTTGGGTTTTGAGATAGTTTTTTTGCTACTAATTTGTTGCCAAGCTCTTCAGACGTAAATCTATTTATATTAAAAGGAGGCTCGCGTTTTTGTGGCGTAGACGAAAACGCAGTATTGTAATCAATATTGTAATTGCCACCACGAGTAAAAAACTCAGAAACTTTGCTGAGATAATTTCGTGGATCAATTAAGCGACGATCTCTGGGCATTACTTTTTAGCTTTTTTGTTTTTGTGTAATTTTACAAGGGTTTTACGCAAATTTGCTTGCTTTACGGTTTTATCATCATACTTTTCAGGATTAGACAAAACATTGGATTGTAGCTGTGCTGATGTAATACCACGCCTTTTAGCTTTGGCTGTAAACGCTCCAGGGCGATCAACAGCCTTTTGGATCCACTTCTTATCTTTTTTCTTTTTTTCAGCCATTGTTTTATCGTTTATTTATAAAGTTTAAGTTATCTAAATTGTATAACGTTTTAGCGGACCACCCCCCATGTAGAGTGTTTGTTGCTCACCTGTTTGTGGGTCAGTTAATTTAAGGGGATAATCAGGAGACAATTTCCAGGTTTGTCTTGTTGGTATATTCCTGACCATTTGAGCTTTTCTTAAATCACCTTTTTCCATTTCACGTTTACCTGGATAAAATGGAACAGCCTTTGCTGATGCCATTCGAGGATAGGTTATGGGAAGACCTTCAGCGGTTAACTGTCTACCAATTACTTCTGAGCCAAAAGTATCCATAATATCTTTTTCAACTATATTACCAACTCTTGGCAGACCAGGTGATTGCGTCAACGGTCCAATGGCGGGACGATTCCTAGCTGCAAGTTCTTCCCTAGCCCTGGGGCTAATGTCATAAGTGGTTTGAACTTGCAGTAAGCCCGTATCTGGATTGAGAGATATTGTTCTTACTGGTGCTTCAAGGTCAAGGGGAGCTGAGGTGCGTGCGGGTTGCAACCTAGCATAAGGTCCCGAAGTCGCAGCAGTGGCAGGTAGTGGACCACTAATGTTTTGAGTAGACATAGAACCAACTGAAGGGAAATTAGCCGCAGGAGATTCTGCAGCGCGAGTAATGCGTGCTTGTGATGCGCTTAAATTAGGAGTAGTTCGTCCAATGTCTGGATACCGTTGTAAATCAGTGAGATTTGTTGAAGGTTGAACAGTGCCACCAGCCATTTCACCAATGAACGGACTTACTGGTGCCTGAGCGGATACGCCGGGTTGATAACGCGCATACCCTGTGCGTTGACTTGCTTCAACACTAGAAGGCATAAAGCTTTGAGTAAGTGTTCTGGGAGCGGCTTTTGCTGGAACGGGACCAATAAATTTAGGTCTAATACCAGAAGTGGGCGGCATTACCGTTTGTTGAGATGAACCTGGTTGCCTTAATGTCAAACCACCAGCGATTGCATTTGATAAAAATTGTTGCGCGTTGGCTTCAATCTGTTGAGCAATAGCTTGATTTTCTGGGGTACCAGCGACATTGTAAACTGTTCCCAAAATATCAGGATTTACTTGAGTGCGATATTTGCCTGTTGGTGTATCTACCATACCAACGATTGGATTAGAGCCTAAAACGGTACTGGCTTTACTTTTTCCTGTAAATAAAACAGGACCGGCCGCCTCAGCTGCTGCTCCCGTATAAAAGTTTGAGGCACTGACTCCAGTAGTTGGTTCAGTTTTTTCTTCCACCCATGCTTGATAATAAGACTTTGGATTAGCAATAGGCTCTGAAGGGTCTACCTCCATGCCTGTACGCAAAACAGACATAGCACGAGCAACATCTGCTTCTGGTCCAGTAGACACAGCGGGTCTTTGATTTTGATATTGCCTCCTTATGTTTTCAGATGCAGATACACTTTTTGAGGTTCTTTCTAAAACATCTAGTTGCTCTGGGCTTGGTTGATAACCTTTTTCTAAGGAATTAATAGCTCTATCGCGTAAAATTTCTTGAGCAAGCCGATTGCGTTGAGCCTGTTCTTTTGATATAACTTGTTGGGATTGCGCCCCAGGGGGAGGCAGTAAACTATATAACTCTTTATCATTCATTCGCTTCATTGTATTTGCAAGTTGAGCAAACGCTTTATATTGTTCACCGCTACCTTGTTTTGCCTTGACTCCTGTGTCTGCACTTTCATATTGCGCAGAAGAACCGTAGTAAATAATATCTCCTGCTTCATTAATTTTTCCTCCTCTCATTTTTCCGCCCTGCATTGTTTCTTCAATGACAGGTGCCTCACCAGTTAACACTGATTCAATCGTTTGTCCTTCGACCAGGGGATTTTCTGATTCGTATTTACGCGCACGTACATTGGGAATGGATTTAATTTCAGGATTTAATTCTTCTGGAAATTGAGCCTCAAATTGTTTTCTATATTTTTCATTAAACTCTTGGGCGCTCATGGGAAGTAATACCCCTTCAATTTGATCTACTGGAACCATGCCAGCAGTTTGTGCTGCTGCTTGATTCATGGGAGTGTCAGCTTCGTAGCCAATCATCTGAGAAGGATCGGCTTCTTCCATCATCATATTAATGTTTTCAGTATTAATATCTTCTAATACATCGACTTCCATTAAATTGATGTCTTCATCACGTTGTAGCTGTTGACGCACTCGACCAGTCATCTGATCTTCACCAGAACCAACAGCGTTAATTTGTTGATCAGATACAGCAGGTGCTTGTTGTTTTTGAATATTGCTCAATGTGTTTTGTGCCATTGCTTGAGCAGTTTCACTGGCTTGTGCTGCAAGATCCGAAGTATTCTTTGCAACTCTTTCTTGTTTAGCTTCTGCCCTCAGCTGATCAATAACACGCATTGCCGCACCTTCTTTCATTGCAACAATTTCTTTTTTTACTTTATCTTCTCTATCAATTTCCCTATCAACAATTCCTTGTCTATATTCATTTATCAATTCGTCTGCGCGATCTTTTTCAGTTACTGGTTTAAATTCAACTTGTTGATAAACATCTTGACGAGTAGGTTCTTTACTCTTGCCAACATTTGCTGCTCTACTTAAATCTTCAACTTTTACACCAGATTGACCTGTAGTTTTGGTAGATTTAGGAATTCTGTTACGTCCTCTTAGGGCCATCGCACCAGCCCCTGCACCCGCTAAGGCAAGTCCGATACCCACACCCATGGACACAGGATCAATACCCTGTTCCTGGGGCTGCTTAAGCTGATTGCGGCGGAATTGAAGTACCTGTGGCGCAAGTTGAGCGCGTTCTTCCGGTGAATCAGGTACCTGCACACCTGTTGCTTGACTATATGCGTAGAAGTCTGCTGGTGAAACAGGCATTTATTTTGGTTTAACTCTTTAATACTTTTATTTTAAATCCAAAAACCTAAGAAGTACATGCGATAAAAT